TCTACCAAAGGATGTGATGGATTACTTCAACACAAACTTTGCGTATACAAAGCAAGCCAAGATGAGAGAAATTCTTACTGAGTACGTTAACAACCAAACAGGAAATAAATCATGATCGAATTAGCAACAATACCTAAAATGACCAAGTCAGCACAGATTCGTAACTACGTTGCAAAACACCCAAAGGCTAAGTCAGCAGACGTAGCCAAGGCGATAGGTGTAACCCCTGCTTATGTAGCCACAGTAATGTGGACTGCAAAGAAGAAAGCCAAGGTAGTGAAGAAGAAATCCAAGGTGGACTTGACCCCTGCACTTAAGTTCTTAGAGGGTAGAGCGCAAGCGGTGAAGGCGAAAGGGCAATGGGAAAACATTGGTGTGTTTAGTTCAGATAAATCCATAGCCCAACAAATCGAAATGTTTGAGCCAAAACCCGACGCGGTAAATCACCCTGCTCATTACAAAGTAGGTGGAATCGAGACGATTGATTTCATTGAAGCTAAGAAGTTGGGATACAACCTTGGCAACGTGGTGAAGTACATCACACGTGCCGACCACAAAGACAACAAGTTAGAAGACTTGCGTAAGGCACAATGGTATCTGACACGTGAGATCAATTCACTCAAGTGACACCTAACATTTGTTAGAAACAGTTAGGGAAACTACTAGCCACCTTCGGGTGGCTTTTTTACGTCTGTACTATTGACTTTGTCAAAGGTTGTGCTATCATCGAGGCTCGAAAATATTTTGGAGTATCAGATGGACACACGCATGGAGTCAGCTTTAGCCCTTGCAGATAAGTGTTGGTCAAAGGCCAACCGAACAAGCCCCGAGTTTGTTGAGCGTTACTTAGAGCTAGCCGAAGAGTTGCTAGTATCAAAGCCCGTTGTTCTTGGTGATGAGTTCCGAGAGTACTGCGGCAAGAAACTTTTATTCCGACCCAAAGAGTTGCACCCTAACGTATGGGTGTCAGGCGTACGCACTCTGAGTACGCTCGGATGGATTGCCCACAATGGTTACACGACACCGACCAAGTCGCACAACCACATGCCTTCGGTCTCAGTATGGAAGAGCATGATCTATGGCAATGACACCTGAAGCCAAGGTCAAGGCAAAGATCAAGGCTATCTTAAAAGCCCATAACATCTACTACGCTATGCCTATCGGTACTGGATACGGCAATAGCGGTGTGCCCGACTTCCTGTGCTGTGTGTACGGGTACTTCATTGCAATTGAAGCCAAAGCGGGTAATGGTACAACTACCGCGCTACAAGAAAAAAACCTAACAAATGTTAGGGAGTCCGGTGGCGTAGCGTTGGTCATCAACGAAACAAACTTAGCCGATATTGAAATGCACATTAGGTTGGCAAGGGGTATGCAGTGAACATATTAACGATAGACTTTGAGACATATTATTCCCGTGAGTTCAGCCTAACAAAAGTTACCACTGAGGAATACATTCGTAGCCCTGAGTTCGAAACTATTGGCGTAGCCGTACAGGTCAACGATGGTGAGCCGGAATGGTTTAGCGGGGATGGCGAAGCCATGCACCAGTTCCTCACCCGATACGATTGGGCTAACAGTTTGGCGCTTGCGCACAACGCCCCGTTCGATGGCGCAATTTTGAAGTGGGTCTACGGACTCAGCCCCAAAGGTTGGCTTGATACTTTGTCTATGGGTAGAGCCTTGCATGGCACTAACGTAGGCGGTAGCTTGAAGGTGCTGTCAAACTATTACGGCCTTGGCGAGAAAGGCATAGAGGTAGAAAACGCACTAGGTCTGCGGCGTCAGGACTTCAGCCCCGAACAGTTAGCTCGGTATGGTGACTACTGTAAGAATGACGTTACCCTTACGTGGGAATTGTTTAACGCAATGTCTGCTGGCTTCCCCGCCATTGAGTTGCGCCTGATTGATTTGACTGTGCGCATGTTCACTGAGCCTGTGTTGCAGTTGAATGGTGATCTTATTAAAGACCATTTGTTGCGTGAGAAACAACGCAAGGAAGAACTGCTCGAGAACTTCGACAAAGATGATTTGATGAGCAACATAAAGTTTGCCATTATCTTGGAAGGCTATGGTGTATCGCCACCGATGAAAGTCAGCCCCGCAAACGGCAAACAAACCTATGCTTTCTCTAAAACAGACGAAGAGTTCAAGGCACTGCTCGAGCATCCAAATACACAGGTTCAATCTTTAGTGGCAGCGAGATTGGGCACTAAGTCTACGATAGAAGAGACAAGGACTGAAAGGTTTCTTGGCATCTCTGAACGAGGTTCATTGCCTGTACCCCTACGCTACTATGCGGCACACACGGGTCGATGGGGCGGGGATGACAAATTAAATCTGCAGAACCTACAACGCAACTCACCCTTGAAGAGAGCAATCATTCCCCCGGACGGATACATGATGATTGATTCAGACTCATCACAAATTGAAGCCCGCACGCTAGCATGGCTTGCGGAACAAGACGACTTGGTAGACGCATTTGATCGGGGCGAAGATGTATACAAAATCATGGCAACGGCTATTTATGGCAAGAAGATTTCGGAGATTACAAAGGACGAAAGGTTTGTTGGCAAGACCACTATCCTTGGGTGCGGGTACGGGATGGGCGCGGCAAAATTCCAAGCGCAACTTAAGAACTTCAATGTCACGATCGAATTGGATGAAGCGAAGAGGATTATTGACACATATCGAACTACGTATCCGAAGATTACTGAACTATGGAAGTCTGCGGCGTCAGCCCTCAAAGCCGTACTTCAGAATCAACAGACTACGTTAGGCCGAGGTGGTATCTTAAAGATCGAAGGCAGTGATGGCATCCTACTACCCAACAATCTATACCTACGCTACCCCAACCTACGCCTACTTCAGAACGACGAAGGGAAGACGGAGCTGGCATACGACACCAAGAAGGGCAAGGCACTTATACCGACCCGTATCTATGGCGGTAAGGTAATTGAGAACGTGTGCCAAGCCCTAGCCCGTATCGTAATTGGTGAGCAGATGCTCATGGTTGCGAAGAAGTACCGAGTTGTGATGACTGTGCATGATGCCATCGCTTGCATTGTGCCGACTGCGCAAGTTGATACAGCCAAAGAGTACGTTGAGATGTGTATGCGCACCCGACCCAGTTGGGGCATGGAGTTACCACTTAACTGCGAAGCAGGATACGGAGAGAGCTATGGAGACTGCTGATGCCAATTAAAGACCCAGTTGCCCGAGCCGCTTGGCAGAAAGCGTATCAAGAAGCTAACAAAGAACGCATTGCGGAGGTAGGTAAAGCATACAGAGAGCGTGTTAGAGAAACACGCAACGCTCAGAAACGGGCATATCGAGAAGCCAATAAGGAAAGAATAAACGCCAAAGGTCGTGAAGATTGGTGGAAAAATCGAGAAGTTAACCTTGCCAAGAGCGCTGAGTGGCGGGCGGGCAACAAAGAATATGTACGTAATTTTAATAGGAGGTATAGAGAAGAGAACTTAGAAAAATTAAAAGTAAAACAAAAGGAGTACCGTAATGGGCCAAAACGCGACGAATTTCGTAAAAAGAAAGCCGAGTGGAGTTACGCAAACTACCGCAAGGATATAGAAGCCAGCCGAGCAAAGGCCAACGAACGCATGCGCAAAGATATTGAAGAGTTAGCCCCTTCGTATGTAGCAGTGTTACTGCAAATACCACGCAAGGTCTTAACTCCCGAGCTTATAGAAGCTAAACGAGTACAAATGTTAATCCAACGCAAAATAAAGGAAATTGAAAATGAACCACATCAGTGACTTGACAACAGAATTATCAGCTTTATATCACTCACTCAAAGATGGCACGATTGAAGTAAAGATTGCCACAGAGATGAACAACACAGCGGGTAAGATCATTAACGCTCAGCGCGTACAGCTAGAGTATGCAGACCTACGCAAAGAGCAACCCGACATTGATTTCATGAAGACTAAACCTAAGCCAAAAGCCAAAGCATGACTTGGCCTTTCCCACCATTCCCAAACCCCAAGGACAAGGGCAATCGAGTCCCCAAGTTCAACCCTGATAACCACGAGGACGCACCACTATGTACGACGATGACGATATTCAAGAATACGTAAATCTAAACAAGCAGCGAAACGATGTGTTGGAAGAGGTAGCCAAAGAGATCGAGAAGATGAAAGCCTTTGAGAAGGACACAATGGCAAGCTTTGCGGCATACGTACGAGGCATGAAGCGATGATTAAGTACGACGGCTACGACGAAGCGATCATTGGGCCAGCCTACATTTGGCGTGACAGTACCCACGTATCTGTATTGGTATACGACGCCGAGAAGATACGGGATATTCTCATGAAGCGTGATGGCATGGCGCACGAAGACGCTCGTGAGTTTATTGAATACAACATTGAGGGCGGCTACTTGGGTGCGCAAACACCTGTGCTAGTTTGGCCTAACGACATTTGGGATTGGGAAGAATAATGAATCACATTAAAGCAATCGAAACTATGTACAAGGGCTATCGCTTTCGCTCGAGGTTGGAAGCACGATGGGCTGTGTTCTTTGATACCTTGGGTATACCTTGGAAGTACGAGAACGAAGGGTACGAAAAGGAAGTTGATACTGTCCAAGGGACTAGAACCATGCGGTATTTACCCGACTTCTTTCTACCCTGCCGTTGGGGTGGTGGCATGTTCGTAGAAGTTAAAGGCGACAAGGACGCATTAAAGAAAAATTGGCAAGACAACGCATTGATGCACGACTATGACAACATACTGCCTAACTTTCACGACTCAGAAGGCAAGAGTAACGCAGGGTTGCTTTTGCTTTCTGAAGTACCCGAGGCTTCACAACATAAAATTTACTTTCATCCGGTGCTTCAGCACAACAAAGGTTTAGTTAAGAGCTATGCGTTTTTTGGCGGGGATGGGCTATCTGTTGTACAAAGGTCGCCGTTGTCAGACATGTTGGATGTTAGTCCTGTGCATGGTTTAGACTCATCGGGGGCTGATTGGGGCATCGACACCAAACACGCGCCATCGGACAGGCACTACCCGCATGTGGTAAAAGCTTATGCCGCCGCACGTGGTGCAAGGTTTGAGCATGGCGAAGGTCAACCACAAGCAAAGCCTATTGCAGTACAACCAAGATACGTGCCCGGGCCGTATCTATAACAGAAAGAAATTATGAGTATCGTTTGGTCATTCAGTAGCCTGAAAACATTTCAGCAGTGCCCTAAGAAGTACTATCACACCAAGATTGCAAAGGACGTTGTTGAACCCGACACACAGGCAACACTGTATGGAAAGACAGCTCATACCGTGGCGGAGGAATATATTCGTGACGGAACCCCGATCCCTGAACAGTTTGCGTATATGCAAGCTACCCTAGATACCTTAAAGGACATCCCCGGAGATAAGTTATGCGAAGTAAAACTTGGGTTGACGAAGAACTTAGAGTCGTGCGACTTCGATGCTCCGAATGTATGGTGGCATGGGGTAGCGGATTTGGTGATTATCAACAAGAAGACGGGGACGGCGCACTCCATAGACTACAAGACGAGCAAGAGTGCGAGATATGCGGACGTGAAGCAACTCGATCTTGTCGCCTGTGGGTTATTCGCCAAGTTTCCGGAGATCAAGAGGGTAAAGTCGGCTCTCTTGTTTGTAGTCAGCAAGGAATTCGTGAAGGCTACGCACTATTCAGAAATGGTAGAGAAATACATTGAGAAGTCCGCCCAAGACGTTGCAAGAATTGAAGCGGCGTTAGAAAATGGGGTATGGAATCCAATCCAAGGCCCACTGTGCAAGTTCTGCTCAGTGAGAGAATGTGAATACAACAGGAACTAACATGCCCTACGTAAACAAACCCCGCCCCTACAAAAAAGAGTATCAACAACAGATTGCACGTGGCGAAAGCCCAGAACGCTTAGAGCGTCAACGTGCTAGAGAAGGCATAGATAAAAAGAATGCAGACCGAAACAAAGATGGACGTGCTGACGTCCGCGAAGGCAAAGATGTTGCTCACATCAAGGCACTATCTAAAGGTGGCACAAACGGAAACGGAGTCAAACTTCAAACCCCATCAGCCAATCGCTCGTTCAAACGTGGTTCAAACCACAAAGTCGTATCAGAAGTAAGCACCAAGGAACGTAAGAAAAAATGAACCTATCAGAATATACGTGGCCTCGTCCCCCGGGGTTCACGCCGTTTGAGCATCAGAAGACAACATCAGAATTCCTCACAACAAACCGCAAAGCGTTTTGTTTCAACGAGCAGGGTACAGGTAAAACAGCATCAGTTATTTGGGCTGTCGACTACCTCATGACCCTTGGATTAGTGAAGCGTGTGTTAGTGATCTGCCCTTTGTCGATCATGAAGTCGGCATGGCAAAACGATTTGTTTAAGTTTGCTATTCACCGCACCGTATCAGTCGCTTATGGAGCCGCACGTAAGCGCAAAGAGATTGTGAGTATGGGTGCTGAATTCGTCATCATTAACTTCGATGGCGTTGGCATCGTCAAGAAAGAAATCATGGCGGGTGGATTTGACCTCATCGTAGTAGATGAAGCGTCAGCCTATAAGAATGCACAGACTGAGCGTTGGAAAGACCTACGAGACCTAACAAAAGTTATCAAGGGCTTGTGGATGTTGACCGGTACGCCTGCCGCACAGTCGCCTGTGGATGCTTACGGATTGGCAAAGCTTGTGAACCCCAAGGGTGTGTCACCATTCTTCGGTCAGTTCCGAGACACAGTGATGATGAAGCTCACTATGTACAAGTGGATACCCAAGCCGACCGCGCAACTAATCGTTCACAAGGCACTGCAACCCGCCATTCGGTTTGAGAAAGCCGACTGCCTCGACTTGCCGCCTGTTACGTTTGTTGAGCGAGATGCACCATTAACACCGCAGCAGATTAAGTTCTACAACATACTCAAGAAGCAGATGCTGATTGAGGCTGCTGGAGAAGAAGTATCAGCCGTTAACGCTGCCGTACAAATCAACAAACTTCTGCAGATAGCTGGAGGTGCGGTGTATACGGATACAAACGAAGTCATTGAGTTCGATGTGAGCAGTAGGCTCAACGTAGTTCAAGAGGTCATTGAAGAGTCAAGCCACAAGGTGCTTGTGTTTGTTCCGTTTACGCACACCATACAACTGCTTGAAAAGCATTTGCAGAAAAACAACATTACATGCGACGTGATTAACGGCTCGGTTCCTGTAAACAAACGCTCGGATATTGTCAAGCAGTTTCAAGAGCAACCGGAACCAAAAGTATTAATCATTCAACCAAAGGCGGCGTCACACGGGTTAACTCTAACTGCCGCCAACACAATCATTTGGTATGCTCCATGTACAAGTGTTGAGACGTACTTGCAAGCCAACGCACGTATCGACCGCCCCGGGCAAGTCAATAACATGACTGTGGTACACATCAAAGGCAGTCCAATAGAAGCCAAGATGTACACAATGCTTCAAGGCAACATTGACAACCACCAAAAAGTAATTGATTTGTACAAACAAGAAATTTCTTCAGAAGATGTTGACAATGTCAAATGTTAGTATATAATTAGATTTGTGTGGCAGTGGTGGGTATCGGGTTAGCGCCGATACAGCGCCTCCTAAAAGTGGACGAAACACTGCTTCATGTGAACTGCTATTGTCACACACTTAACCATTAGGAGAATTAGATGG